TTCTACTATTTAAAAAATTTTTAAAATTTCTAATTCTTATATTTGAATTGCTGGTCACATTTATATTTACAGTTTTTTTTTATAAAAAACTTATTTTTTTATTATTATAAGATAGTGTAATACACTCTCATTGTGTCAAGATCCAAAAAAAAAGATTATAAAGAGCAGTTCGAAGAGAACATAGACTTTATAAATGAAGAAATTTTAAAAAGAAAGCCCAAGTGGAATCTTACGGCTATCAATTGGATGGACTTTGATGATGTATCAAACATTATTCGGGCGCATATTTATAAAAAATGGCATTTATACAACCCCGAAAAAGCTCTTGGACCTTGGCTTAATAGGTTAATTTCAAATCAAATAAAAAATCTTATACGCAACAACTACACCAATTATGCCAAACCGTGTATAAGATGTGCTGCGGCAGAAGATAATATGGGCTGCGATATATATGAAGCTCAAGGCGAAGATTGCCCTTTATACAGAGAGTGGACAAGAACAAAGAAAAATGCCTACGATATAAAACTTGCTCCCCCGATAAGCTCTTCACAAAATGTAAAATCTCAAGAAAGCCAACACTTTGATTACGAAACCAACATTAAAATTTTCAACGAGAAAATAAAAGAAATTTTAAAACCTCACGAATACAAGATATACTATTTATTATTTATTGAAAACAAAACAGAGGTAGAAGTCGCAAAAGAAATGGGATACAAAACCAATGAACAAGGAAGAAATCCCGGCTACAAGCAAATAAAAAATGTTCAAAAGCGAATAATTACAAAAGCCAAAAAGCTTTTAGAGAAAGGGGAGATTGATATCTATGAGTAAGGAACTTACAACAGAACAAAAGCAAGCAATTATTGACTTTTGGAACGACAATCCTTCTCCACCGCCCGACTTACAAGATTTGATCAATGCAGCTTTTCCCGGCGAAAACATTGATGGAAGAACCAAGCAGGGAAGATTGGTAAGAAAATTTTTAGCTTCTAGAAAACTGAAAGCTCAATCAAAAAACGAATACAAGCCTAGAGTCTACAAACTTTCCGAAAACGACAAAGAATTTATCGCCAACAATTATACAAACATGACTGGGCATGAAATCGCCAAGACATTGTTTGGTGGAGATACATCTCATAGAGATAGAAAGACTCTGTCGGTAATAAATGAAATCAAAGAAATTACAGATCGCAATCCAAACGATCAAGCTTTTCAAGACCCAAATGAAGTCAGCACAAACGAATACAAGCCGCCCAAGTCTGCCGAAAGAGCTTTTGTAAGAATCAAAAAATATGTAAACGAACCTTTTGGTGGAAAAGAGGAGTTAGGGCCAAAAGAAAAAAAGTGTTTGTTTGCTCTTATTAATTATCTTAGTACTTTCAGATTTTCTCATCAAATCAACGGATATGAAAGTATGACCGATAAAAATTTGTTTGAATCATCTTTCGTAAGATATACTCATGACAAACCAGACTTGACGCAGGAAGAAGTTGACCAGTATATTGTATTATCCCAAGAAGTTGTAATTTCAGCTAAAATTCAAAGAAGAGTAGAGCGTCTTCAGGTTCATCTTGATCGTCAAGCGGACGAAAGCGAAGAAGGTGCTAGAATTTCTATGGGGCTGGTCGAGTCGATCAATACGGCTCAGACAGAATATAACCAGTGCGTTAATCGTCAACAAAAACTTTTAAATGATCTCAAGGAAAAAAGAAGTGATCGTTTAAAGAAGCTTGTAAACGAAAATGCAAGTATTTTAAATTTGGTTGAGCTTTGGAAAGAGCAAGAAAGTAGAGAAAAACTTATCAAACTAGCAGAACTACAAAAGCAAAATGTTAAAAATGAAGTTGGAAGACTCAGTTCAATTGACGAAGTCAAAGCTCGTATCCTCGGACTTACAGAAGAAGAAGCCCTCAATGGATAAAGTAAAGTGCAAAGTTTGCGACAAAGAGTTTACATCTGTAAAAAGCCTTCATGGTCATCTTAAGGCTCACCAGTTGCGACAAGCTCAGTATTACCAAAAGTACTATGCCAAGTATGACAAATTTACTGGCGAGATTATCAAGTTTAAAAACAGGGATCAATATTTTGATACTGAGTTTAATTCAAGAACAAGTTTGAAAGGTTGGCTTGAAAAGGCATCAGATCAAGAAGCTCAAGCTTATTGCGAGAATTTTTTAAAAGAAAGAAAAGAAAGAAAGAAATTAATATATGCGCCAAGTCAAATCGAGCTTCGAAGCTTGATGTTTCCTCCGCTGCATTATTTTAAAACCAAAAAGTTTAGTTATTTGAATATCTGCTCTTCGATTGGTTTGGAAAGAAAGTATTCTTACAAAACGAAAATCGAGCCTCAAAAACTTCAAGATGATCATTGTATTTACGTAGATACAAGAGAGCAAAAGCCTCTTTCTTTTGGCGTCGATATAGAAGTTAAAAAGCTGAACTTTGGCGATTATACTTTAAATGACCAATCTATTTGCGACAACGTATACGTAGAAAGAAAAAATCTAATTGACTTCATAGGAACAATGTCTGGTGGATTCGAAAGGTTCCAAAGGGAGATCGAAAGGGCGGCTGTTGAAGGAGCTTATATTACTGTTGTCGTTGAGTCTAGTTATGGTGCGGCAACAAACTTTAACAAGCTTCCGGTAATTAGAAACAAGGTTAGAGCGACTCCTGAGTTTATTTTTCATAGAGTCAGAGACCTTTTACAGTCTTACAAGAATATACAATTTTTATTTGTTAAAAACAGATCTGAAAGCTCTCAGATCATACAAAAATTACTTTCATCAAAAGGGTCATGTAGAAATGCGGATTTACAGTTTTTATATGACACTAATTGTTTATAATGTGGTACGCTCCTGAAAAATATAAAAAAGAAATTATAGATTATAATCGAGAGCTTCTTTCCATAAAAGGGGAGTTGGAAGATAAAGAAGCGAAAATTACTCTTGCTAAATTTCTAAGAAGTAATTTGAGTTTTACGGTCGAGCTTTTGACCGGAATCAAATTAGCTCCTTTTCAGGAGGTTCTTCTCAAGGGAATGCTGAACAGAAACTTCAGCATGTTGGTCCTTGGTCGTGGTAGCGGCAAGACATTCATTTCTGCTGTTTACTGTATTCTTCAGTGTATATTTGAACCGGGAACCAAAATCCTAGTTGCTGGTCCGACTTTTCGTACTGCGCGGTTTATCTTCAACAATATCGAAAAAATTTGCGAAGGCAAGGGCGCTGAATTGCTGAATCAAGCTTTTGGCGCAAAAACTAAAAGAAACGACGCATTTGAATGGAAAATTAACAATGGAACAATTACAGCTATCCCACTGTCCGGTGAAAAAATTCGTGGTTATCGTGCTAACATACTTGTACTTGACGAGTATCTCCTCTTGCCAGAAGAAACTATCAAGACGGTACTCATGCCCTTCTTGGTCGCTCCGCAGAATATGGCAGAGCGAATGAAGATTCGTGAAATAGAAGAAAAGCTTATTAAAGATGGAAAGATGCAAGAAAGTGAAAGAATGAACTTTGAAAACAATTCAAAGATGATCGCTCTTTCTTCTGCGAGTTATACTTTTGAAAATTTATACAAAACTTATCAAGATTGGGTAAATCAAATTTACTCCGAAAAGTTTTCTGACGAAACCAATAAAACAAGTTATTTTGTAGCCCAAATGAGCTACGAGGCTTTGCCAGAACACATGGTAGATAAAACCATCATTCAGGAAGCCAAAGACGGTGGACAAAGCAACTCTTCTTTTCAGCGGGAATATTGCGCCCAGTTTACTGATGGATCTGACAGCTATTTTAGTGCAAAAAAAATGTACGCTTGCACAATTCCAGATGGTCAACAGCCTTCGACAGAGATTGTAGGAAATCCAGATTGTAAATATATTCTTGGAATTGACCCTTCGTTTTCAAACAGTCCAAGCTCTGACTATTTTGCGATGAGCTTGCTGCAAGTGGATGACGAAACCAAAACAGGCACACTGGTAAATACTTATGCTGTAGCTGGTGGAGATTTAAAAGATCACATCAAATATCTTTATCATATCGTATCTAATTTTAATGTAATTATGATATGTATTGATAACGCTGGATATCAGTTTATTGATTCTGCCAATGAAAGCGAACTGTTTATTGATAATAAAATAAATTTAAAATTCTTTGACTTTGATAGTGACGCAGAAGATGCCGAAAAGATAAAAGCCGTCAAAAAAGCGAGAAACGCTTACAACGTGCAAGATGGAACAATTGTATTCAAGCAATTGTTTACCTCTAAGTTTATCAGAAACGCTAACGAATATCTTCAAGCTTGCATCGACCATAAGAAAATTTGGTTTGCGTCAAAAACTTGCGCTGACGGATCTGCATTTGACAAGACAATGAATAGAAAAATCAATGTAGATTTGGTTCCTTATGAAAGCAAGCTTGATTATTTGGAAGCTCAAGATGACTTAGTTTACCAAACAAAAAAGCAGTGTGCCTTGGTCGAGGTCAAAACTACAGCCAAAGGCACTCAGACTTTTGACCTTCCCCAACATTTAAAAAGGTCAACCAGCGCAAATAGGGCCAGAAAAGACAATTACACTACTCTTATGTTGGCAAATTGGGCTTTAAAAAGTTACTACGAAATGATGCAAGCTCCAAAAGAAGAAAATAATACATTTGTTCCGATTTTTATTTAAATTGCGTGTAAAAACTATAGACGGTAAAAGGTTATGGCTAGAAATTATATCAAACTAAAGCAGTTAGAGCCTACGGGCTTGGCATCCTTGGTCAGAACATCGCAGACTGGCGATCATCTCACCACTGGTTATTCTGGCTATGTCTCCGATACCTTTTACCCAAGATCAAACCCAAGCGGGTATGTAAGAGCCGCAGAAACCGGAATTTTAGCTGGCACAGGCACGGGGGTTGCCGAAGGCACTGGCTGGGTAAATGCTAACTATGTTGGCAGATCTGAATCTGGCACATTTTATGAAGCCTCCAATCCTAGCGGTTACGTAAGAGCAGCAGAAACTGGCATCTTGGCTGGCACAGGCACTGGAGTTACAGAAGGTACTGGCTGGGTAAATGCAAATTATTACCCTAGAAACAATCCTAGCGGATTCAAGGCTCCAATTATCATTGTTTCTGGATTTCAGCCTTCAAGTGGGACATTTGATCAAAGTGGAAATCTTTGGCTAGATACAACTGGAGACTGCAAGCCAGTTTTAAAAGCTTATGATAGATGCACTAATCAATGGACTCCTGCTACGACTATTGGAGAATTACCTGCTGTTGCATTTTCCCCTTTTGTAAATCCAACAAACGACGCTTACTATACTTTTGTAGACGTAACTGACTCAGATACAGTTACTATGTCCGTTGCTGGACATCCAAATGCTTCGATTTATTATACTTTAAATTCTGGAACAAATCCTTCTGGATTAAATGTTTCTGATCCTACGGCTGGATCTAATTTGTATAGCTCACCCGTTGAATTAACAAATACCGGAACAGGCACATTATATTATGCAGTAAAAGCAAAAGCTTATTTGAGCTACTATAGTGCAAGTAATGTTTCTTCTGGAATTTATAGATTAAATACAAGATATCCAAAGGTTCAATTTAGTCCTCATCATGGATATCCAAGCACCGATTTAAATACAATAACTTTAACTGTCCCAGACCATAGTGGAACAGCCAAGATTTATTATACCCTAACTACGGGGACAAGAGATTTCATCGAAACCGGCAATCATACTGCCCCTACAGCTACTGTTTATACAAACACAGGGACTTCCCCTTTGTCAATCAACGTTTCTTCTTATCAGAACGTATCTTATAATATTAAAGCTTTCGCTGGAGCTTTACCAAATGATGCTGATGGAAAAAGAAGGTCTCTTGTATCTTCTGCTTCTTATGCAAGCACTTTGGGCGGTGCTTATGGACAAAATCCATCTTTAGAGGGTATTGACTTTTCTCCAGACACTATCGAAGAGGGTGCAGGAATTGTGTCGTTCCCAGTCCAGTGCATTCCAAGTATGATTAGTCATTCTTTGAGTGACGGTCTTGCATTTTATTACAAGACAGATGGGTCTGAGCCTTCTATTTCAAATTATAACCTTTTGTGGAGCGGATCTACAAATTCTTATATTACATTAGATGGAGACACTGCTCTAGATGATGATGCTTTAGTAAAGCTATTTGCAACCAAATATGGCTACGCTCCAACTCAAGTAACTACCGGAAGCTATACTAGAAAAGGCGTAGTTGTAAATCCTCCTTCTGGAACGGAAGCTAG